TTAGCGGGCGATACCGGCGGCATCCTCGACGTATTCAACCTTCTGACGGTAGAAATCATCTGGATCGTTCCAGGTCACGAGCGCCACGGTATGACGAGCTTTAGCAGAAGAACCTTGGTAGGCAAACTCACCGTCCACCACGTTGCCAGGGGCGAACTGGTAAACCGCATCACTGGGTGCATCCTGTGTGACCGTAATTGCACCACCCGACCAATACACCATGCCTCTAAAAATCGAGGCCATGTCCTGCACGACCTTGTAAGCCTGCTCGCGAGTCTGAAGGTACAAGTTACAGGTAAAGCGCGGCTCAAAGCCCCCGAGCCCGTTAGGCACCAACTGATCGCAATACTGGGCTACTCGGTAAAGCGCCCATTTGTCCACCTGAGACTCAGGGATGTAACCTCACTGTCGATTCCTGCCATTGCATTGGCAGTAACAACGCCAGTCGCCGTGCTGTAGTTCAACTGCTTCCTTGGAGTAGCTGCCTGAGTGGCTGCGTTGGAAGCCTCCGTGCCCTTGCGGATTTCGTCAAAACGCTTCGTAACGGCATCAGCCAAAAGTGGCATATCCCACAGATCGACATAGTTCTGGTTGGACTGCGCCACGATGGCATTTCGCTTCTCAAGCGCAGCCTGCAAGCGTGAGCGGTTTTCATCCGAAAAAGGATTGAGCCCTTTGCCGCCAGCCAAGAATGTTCCAGCCAGCTCAATATCTGCCCAGACGGCAGAAAAGCTTCCAATGACCGATTTGATCGTGTGGCCAATCCCCCTCAGCGCATCAATTACCACTGCAATCGCATAAGCCGTTTTCTCTGCCCAGTTAGTCAGCGTAGTTACCCAAAGTCAGGGTGAACAATGCTGGCAACACGTCGTTGTTGACAATCCACACCGCGTTGGCGAATGAGCCCGTTGGCAGACGCGCAATCATCTTGGCCAGGTTTTGTGGCAGCAGCGTTTGCGTCAACTGCCCAGTCTCCTTGGCCACATTGACCGTAGCGCCAGCATTGAGCGCGCCGACTGGGACGCCAGAGCCAGAGCCGAACAGGATGGATTCATTGGTTTTCCAGCGAATGGACAGTGCAATTTTCTCGGGCAGATAGGTCGACAAGGCGTTGGCATCCTCGAGCAACTCATCAGTCGTAGGCACCAGGGCCATCAGCTTTTTGAGCCGCAAAGTAGAAAGTCCCAACACGGGCTTAGTCGTGACCGCAGGAGCCGCTTCGCCTTGCCAGTAAGCGCGAATACCGTTGGTGCCCCAAGGCGTGGTTTCATCCTTGGGAAACGCCATGGTGTTTCCGCTGATTTCCACGTTGTCGGTAAGCGGCAGCAACGAGTCCTCGCCTAAAGACAGCTGAAAAATCTCCTTTGAGAACTGTGGCGGTACAAAGAAGCCACCATCTTGACCAGAGCCTTCACTGCCAAAGGTGGCTGGAGCGGCAGCACCACGACCGCTGCCAATCAGCAGGCGATCGTCAATCGGGTTGCCTGGCTTTTGCGCATGGCAGACGTTTTGCAAGAAGTCGCCCAAGCTCTGAAAGCCATGTTTGGGATCGAGTTCGCGGTTATCGCTCACCACAACGCTGGGGAATATCGAACCATGACCAACACCAGAGTGGTTGCCTACATGCGACCCCATCTGAACCTCTTCGGAAATCAAGGCCGACTCGCGGTCAATTGCCGCCGAAGCGGTTTCAATTCGACTCTTGAGTGCATTGAACTTGATCACCTCCTCATCTGAGAGGTCACGGTTTTCTTGGGCGGCAATGTCAGTTAAGGCACGAGCCTCTTTGACAAGATCAGACTTGCGAGCTTGAAGCTCGCGCAATTGCTTACTCATTTGGGTTTCTCCAGACGTAAAAAAACCACCTCTTGGGTGGTGGGAATGCAAAGATTAAAAAAAATGCGCAAAGCTACGGGTCTTGTGGGCATGCAATTCATCGATACAACCAAAGTGAATGTTCAGACCATCGAGCGTTGAACCCTCGGCTGAGAGCGCTTCAAACTTGGATCCCGTCTGCAGCACGTTCATGTTGTGCGCACCGACATTCACAGAAAACCGGGTGCGAAAACCTTGAGACCTGCGCGCCATGGTCTGTGCATCACCAAATACGATTCGAGCCTGGTCGCGGGTGGTGGCCAGGGAATAGACCTCAGCCCCGCCTTCGCCGTCAGCGGCCAGCATGTACAGCGCAAGCGCAGAAGACAAGGTCGACTTGGCGTTGCCGCGTGGCACTTCAATGTACGAGCGCCGAAAGCGGCGGTTGCCGTCGGGCTTGACCCAGCCAAAGACAGTGGTCAGGATGAACACCTGCCAAGGTTCCAACTTGATCGTCTCGCCTGCCAGCGGCCCTTTGACATGGGGCAGCCGCTCAATGAACGCGCACAGGTTATCGGCGGGCCGGAACTCCCGTCCGTCCTTGTCGGTGAGCTTCGGGTTGAACTGGTAAGGACTTGCCTTGCCTTTGAACTTTGCCAGATCGTTCAACTGTCGTTGGCATGCCCGCTGGACCCATTTGCAAGTCAGGATGTCACCGGCAACGACTGCCTGCGCATACTTGCGGGCAATATCAACGTAATTCTCGGTCGCCAAAGTTCAGTCTCAGCCTGCAATGTCCGCCCAAGGATCGAGATCAATCTCAGCCTCTGTGGGTTGTGTGATCCGCGAACGTGAAGCAGGCGTAAATCCCATCTCCACCGCTGCCTTGGTCATGATCTGGGCCTGCTTGTTCGCAATGGCCAGGTACGGCGACTGCATTGGCACTCCGGTGTTCGGCGCTTTGATCAATAGGCCAGTTTTGGTAATACCGATCTGAGCCTTGCGGTACAAATCCGCAGCGCAGGACCAGACTTCCAGCACCGACATATCGAGTTTGCGCAGCAAATGTTCAGGCGCGCTCTCAATGGCATAACGCCAGGCCTGCTTGGCACCATCTGACATGTACTCGGGCGGCGCAACCAGATCCCCTCGAGGCTGTGGCTCATGCGGGTTGGTCCTGCACTTTTGCAGGGTTCCCCTGAGCTTTTTGATCTCCGTGGGAAGGGGTTTTCGACCGGCCATCTGGGTTCAGTTGTTGGTAATCGTTAATATGGAGGCTTAAAACCCACCGGAAAACTCCAGTGCGCAAAGCCGACGTCATCGCTAAATGCCTCGTTCAGTCCGCACTCGCGGCTGATTTAAAGGCTGGGCGCGTGGCGGTCCGATCAGCCTTCGACAAGAGCGTGACGGATAAGAGCTTTTCCAAATGGAACAGCGTAGTTGAAGAAAACGTCGCCAACTGCATCATTCGCTCGGTGGGCAAATCCAAAGCGATCAACATCGAAAAGTTCATCTCCGATCTCAACTGA